AGTCGTCATAACGAAGAATCGCCTGCCATTGCAGGACGTACCAATACGAAGAAACTAGGGGATATCTTTGAAGCCTTTATTGGTGCACTGTGGACCGACTGTGGAAATCGATTTGCGGTCGTGTATGCCTTTGTAACCACTGTGATGGAGACCTACGTTGAGATTGAAGAAGTCGTGACCGGTGCAACCAATTACAAAGACTTGTTTCAGAAATATTGTCAACGTGATCTGAAATGCACACCGACCTACGAGATGTTATCCAATGATCCTAAGAAGAACGAAATCCGAGTTGCAGTCTGTGATGCGAACGGAAAGCACTTAGCTTACGGAAGTGGAAGCACACGCAAAAAGGCTGAACAGTTAGCCGCTAAGCAAGCACTCGAAGCTTCTGCGTAGTCAAGCGTCCCTTGCGATAGCGTTTCAATGTGCGTCCTCGTGTTTGTAAGACCGACTTGGTGCAAATCCCAATCGCTGCGGATTCCTTATTCGATCCCTTACGAGCCTTGACCGTTTTTCGCACGCTCTTGACACATCGATCAAACTTGGAGGAAACAATACTTCCACCTCGTCTGGGACCGAGCTTTGTGAGCTCTGCAATGTTTTGGACTTTCTTTCGTAACTCATCCACTTCTTCATCGCAGACTTCAATGTCTTTACGAAGTTCAGCCACTTCTTGATTTGGAACGGATGGACTGACATACATAGACTTAGGCAATGACTTGGGTGGTTCTACAGGAGGTGCAACCACAGGTGGAACCACAGGGGCAACCACAGGGGCAGGAGGTGGAACCACAGGTGGAACCACAGGTGCAACCACAGGTGCAGCCGACTTACGTGTCTTCTTAGTTTTCGACTTGACCTTTCGTGTCTTTTTGACCTTCATTGGAACAGGTGCTACAGGAGCCACAGGAACGGCTGGAACCTCATACGCAAGAGGGATGATTTTACGCAGATTGTTTGAGAACTGTGAGATATCCTGATTTACAATACCCACGAACGCACGTAAGAACGGACCTGGTGCAGTAATGAGACCGTCGTATTCGGATGTTCCTATCAATGCCAAAGTATCCCACGACCGAGTTAGCACCAAACGTAGTTTCTCTTTTCCTTCTTTCGTATTTCGTTTGATGATACCTTTGAAGTATTTTGTATTCTCGAGAATGGGTATAATGTATTTATACTCCGGTCGTTTATCGATACCCGTACTGCGTTTCGCCCAATCTAAAAAGCTATTGAGCTTTATCTCGTCGCGGCTGTCAAAGCATCGCCCCCAATCGTGTGCGACTAGACGACCGTTCATCAACGCAACATTTCCGGCATGTAAATCTGTGTGCATGAGTCCATATTCATTGAGATAACTCATTGCAACCACCAGTTGCTTCATGGCAATTGGAAAAACGATCTTGAAGTCTGGACGGTCCAACAATCGATAAAAGTCCTTCCCTTGTTTAGGGGTGATGAGATTGACGAGTTCTCCACTTTCAAGTTTTTTTAGTTTACAGGATTGTTGTTCGTCTTCGGGCTTGAATTTAGGCGTGCACGAATCCGTCGCAAAGTTCACAAACTCTCGAATCCGTGGGAACACAGGTTGAATATCGTTTAACACTTTCTTAAGCAGTTCTTGCTTCTCGCGTTCACCTGAAGTAACCGAGACAATGCGTGAGACTTTGTTTTGGACGTTCATTCCTGGAGTGGGAGGGTCGCAGCTCACCGGAGGATCATACACACATGTATCTGCACCATTGGCAAGAAACTTACCACCATACATTATCTTCTACGATAGATAAATGTCAGACGCTAGCAAAACCGAAACTCAGTTGACTCAGGGGATTTCAAACGAGACGATTTGCGGATATTTCTACATCATGTTTTTGGTCGTCGTTGTATTGTCTGTCTTCGTCGTGGGTGTTGATGTATATGTCATGACGAAGCGTCCTGCAGCTGGTTTCTCCATGCTCCTTCGTTCAGCGCCTACATTACTCATCGCCCTGGTGAATACATTGTTTATGTATACACTCTGTGCGCGGACGCTGTTGAAGTAGAATTTATCCTCTGAGAGTATAAACACAAATGGGAGGCGGTCTTCTACAACTTGTCGCTTATGGTGCTCAGGACGCATACATTACAGGAAATCCTCACATCACCTTCTGGAAGGTCCTCTACAAGCGTCATACTAACTTTGCCATTGAACCATTCCGCGTCAACTTTACCGGCGCACCCAACTATGGACAGCGTCTCGTGGCAGTGGTCAACCGCAATGCCGATTTGATCTGGAAAACTTACGTCCAAGTAGTTCTTCCAGATACCTTTACCGGAAAGACTGCTCCTGTCTATTGGTCTGGCGACGACCAGCGACGCATTGGATACCTCCTTCTCAAGAAAATTGAGGTAGAGATTGGTGGTCAGATCATCGATACACACTATGGTGAATGGCTCTTTTTGTGGGAGTGCTTAACAGCAAACTTTGATACCTCCGTCAAGTTGGACTCCATGGTGGGTGGATTATACAATGGAACCTATACCACCAGCACATCCTGCGGTGGTCGCCCTGCAGTTCTTTACATTCCTCTCCAGTTCTGGTTCAACCGTAACCCAGGTCTTGCATTGCCTTTGATCGCCCTCCAATACCACGAGGTTCGCTTCAATATCACATTGGGAGCCGCAACTGATTTGGTCAGTAGTACTGGATACACAAATATCTCTCAAGCCGCTGCAGCTCTTCCAGACATCCAAGACATGGCGATGTATATGGACTACATTTATTTGGATGTAGAGGAGCGTCGCAGATTCGCACAAGAGAGCCATGAGTATTTGATCGATCAGCTCCAAACTGGAATTCCTCAGACCATCAACACTGCATCCGGACGTCTCGATCTCACGTTGAACCACCCAGTCAAGGAATTGATTTGGGTGTTCCAAGATGCACGTAAGACAGATTGTGGTTCAGCGGTCACAGCTGCACTCGGATACACTCAACCCTTCACCTACGATGACATCGTCTTCAAGGCACGCATCCAAATCAACGGACAGGATCGATTTGACGAGCGATTTGGTGATTATTTCTGGAAGGTCCAACCCTACCAACACCATTCAGGCGGTGCGTTCTGGCCCATTCACAATGCAGTGACAACAACTGCAACACTCACAAACGGCGGTGCAACTCAAGCAGCCTTCACAGGTGTGATTTCTGGAAATACATTGACTGCATCCGCTGTGACTGGAACTATTGCAGTGAACATGTTGATCACTGGTATAGGTGTACCTCTTGGAACTTATATTACAGGCTACGGAACCGGTGCAGGAGGTGTAGGAACCTATGAAATCAGTGTTTTTACAAACGCTGCATCCACCGCTATGGTCGGATCCTTGAACAATGTTCAATCACAGACCTCCTTCAACCCTATCAACGTGTATTCCTTTGCCATCAGCCCTGAGGAGCACCAACCTTCAGGCACTTGTAACTTCTCACGTATCGATACAGCCACTTTGGTTTATGAGAGTGTTACCTCTGGAGGTGCAGGCAACTATCCTAGCAAAGCCTATCCTTACAATTTCCGAATTTATGCCGTCAATTACAACATCTTCCGTATTATGAGCGGTATGGGCGGTCTGGCTTACAGCAATTAAATGTTCTAATAGTATATGTCACATTGGGGATACCATCTGATTTTGAACGGACGCAACTGCCTTCCTGCCTCAATTCGATCTGCACAACACATCGGCGTCTTCACCTCAACACTTGTCAATCAAATTGACATGGTCGCCTACGGAAAACCTGAGATCGTGATGTTTGGAACCGGTAACAAAAAAGGATTTACCTTGGTTCAGTTGATTGAGACGTCTAACATTTGCGCTCATTTCGTAGAGGAGAGCGACGATATGTATTTAGATGTCTTTTCATGCAAACCTTTCGATGAGAAGGTCGTGAAAAAGGTAGTGGATGACTTCTTCTCACCGGCTACGATGGATACCAAACTCATTCTTCGTGATGCTTCAACTCGCATGCAATAAATCACACCTTTACATAAATGGGCATTCCACGCGTGTATTGGTATGTGCTCTTAATCGTGTTATTAGAGACGCTCGCTATGAGCTGCTTTAAACGTAGTATCGACAACTCAGCCTTCTTTGCAGTCGGTGTGTTGTTCTATGCAGCCGTTGGATATTTACTTCGATTGACAATGAATACGTCTGGAATGGCGATGACCAACGCACTTTGGTCTGGAATGTCCGTAATGGCAACAACCACTGTGGGTATCATGCTCTTCAAAGAAAGTATTCATTTCCACGACCTCATTGCGATTGCACTCATTGTGAGCGGTGTGATGATTTTGAAGGTAACTGACTAAGATCGACTGCAGTATTTGGGGAACACTTTCCAATTCCCAAGGTTTGCTGCATCATCACTGGAGCTGGCCCTGAGGTACACTGTACGTGATCGTAGCCCAATGAATGACCCATTTCATGGCTGACCATATATTGTCGATACCGTTCCAATGGCAATTTAGAAGATGCAGCACCATGGATCCATCGATTTGAATTCAACCAAATCTCATTTCCACCTAAGGTCGCACAGGAAAGACTATCTGCACACCCCTCTGTCTTCAAGGTCTTAGGAGACGATAACCGAATGATCTTTCCCTTTCCAACCACAAATGTATGGAGTTGTGCCCATCCTTCTGGATCGGCTAAATAGATTGCAACTTCGTCCGCGAATTGACGTGGATCGTAGTTGACGTCCGAATCGACTGACGTAGTATAGCGAATCAGTCCCATTATGTAAAAAACAGGAAACTCTTTACATGAAGTAGTTGGGATCCAATTGAATCGCAAGGTTCTCAAGAATTAACTGTGCGAACAAGGGGGACATCTGACTTTGATGGACGATACGAACGCGAACTCGCTCATTCTCGAGAGCGACACGAAAGGCAACTTGTTTCTGTGGGTTGACACACGCAGTCACTGCAACGACGTAAGCATTACCATCCTCGATTATTTCTCCTTTATAATGACCTTCAAGGTCCATGTCCTGAATCATATCGTCAAGTGCGTTGTGAATGTTATACATTGTGAATACAGGGAAAAACGACGCAGGGGTCGGTTTCCGTTTTGAAGACTTACCAGCATTCTCGATCGAAGAGAACACGGCATTCGACGTTGCAGAAGTTGCCATCGCACGATGCCGAGCAGTAGCAGCACTTGGGTCGTGTACTCTTTCGGACTTGGTATCCACGCACGAGCGCTTGGATCTTCTTGACTGCAGTGTTTCTGCGAGCCTTGTAGGCAAGAACGTACTTCCAGATGGAGATCGTGGTTGCACGCTCTGCACACTGCTTTGCAATCGGCTTGAACGCCTTTCGCCAGACGACTTGAGCTTGTGCAAGCTCCTTGGCTTCCTTGTTTGCCTTCTCCGCCCAGAAGGCTTTCACTTTCTCACTGTTGCGAAGTTTCGCGTCCAGTGCAAGCCAGTCTTCGATGCAGTCGCCGTATTTCCATGGCTCTGCAACCATGTCGCAGTAGAGCTCATACTCGACATCTACTTTCTTATGTTGAACTTCAACCGGTGTCGGCTGTGTAAAGTTCAACACAATGTCTCCCCATGAGCGAGAGTCTGTACCCCAGTTAATGACGGCGGGATGCCCTAAGCCTGTGATTTTCTCCACAGACAGATTGTCTCCCCTGAATGCCCCTCGAGGCACCACAGAGTTCACCTTTTTACGTGTGTCGACTCCAACACGGACATTTGCGGATGTCAGCCGGTATATGGTCTTGTTAGCCATGGAGTTAGGTTTGTCTGAAACTAACAAATCCGTTTTGAAACTGAAGCCCATAGGTTTGCTCTTGGTCTGATTTTTTACAGATTTTTTTGGGCCATTTTTGGCTCCTATGTAAAAGTCTCTTGCCACGAAATCAAAACGGATTTTCACATTTCAGCCAACTTAGACCTCCCCCTCCCCAGAATACACTCTACAATGTCTCTCAAGCAAATCATCATCTCAGCAATCATCAAAGTCTCCGAAGAGAACCCTCTCCTCAACCACGCGGACGCCGAAACCGCAATCGCCTCTCGCGATCAGTTCATCCAACTCCTCATGGATGAGCTCTTCCCCAACACCGAACAGGAAACAACCATTACGGTTCCTGTCGTTCCTACTCCAGCACCTGTCCCAGTCGAGGAGAAGAAGAAGCGTGCTCCAATGACTGAGGAAGCCAAAGCCGCAGCCAAAGCCAAGCGTGCTGCTAATGCGGAGGCTAAGAAGGCGGTTCCTGCCGAAGTTCCATCCGTTCTGGAACCTGTCCCAGCACCTGTCGAAGCTCCTGTCGAGGAGAAGAAGAAGCGTGCTCCAATGACTGAGGAAGCCAAAGCCGCAGCCAAAGCCAAGCGTGCTGCCAACGCAGAAGCCAAGAAAGCAGCTCCTGAGACCCTAAACCTCGCCAAGATCGATCCAACCTGGCGCAAGCATCTCAAGGCCGCAGACAAGGAGCATGCAAAGGAACTCGAACCTGAGCTTCTCAAGTATGTCAACAC